TTTAACTCTGTTTCATTTTTTCTAATGGAAAATAATAATGGCGCTAAGATTAGTGTGATAAAAACATTCCAAACTAAATATGTTGATAGCTCCATTAATAACTCCAAATATATGGTCGTATCTTACCATGTTTTTCCCCACCTACATCCAAATGTATGAATCTAGCCTTACCTTTTTGTTGTACCCCTATACCTGTAAAACCAAACTGCGGTGCTAGAGCAACAACTTCATAAGCTTGTGAACCGCTTACCAAGATATCGACTGCTATACCTTTAGTGTGTGTGCCTGGTTTTTCTTTGTTGACTTCTGCTGGATGGCTTTCAGATCTGTAAGCTGAGGTAATAATAAAAGGAAAGTCACATTCGGTTCTAAGTTCTTGGAGTTTGTCTATCACACTAGGGTCCATTTTATTTTCGCCTGTGTGTTTGCAAGCAAATTCTTCGTACTTAAAGTTTGGCCAGTTCTTCACTTTGTTACGCCTTGTTTTTTTTCGTAAGTTCTTAAACCACCTAAGCCCAGCATACCAAGCAAGATAGTCATAAGAGAGTTCATATCAAACTCTGGAAGATCGTATGAGAGGCCTGCGAGAGATATCGCAAAGATCGCAAAGGGCTGGAGAATGAAGTGATAAGCAAGTGCAAAAGCACAAATCCAACCAACACACGGACGCCAACCTGCGACAAACCAATGTTTGCTTTGCGCTTCGATTTTATTAACTTCGATCTGCGCCATATTAGCCTTGTGTAATTCGGTTTTAATTTCATGCTCTAGCTTTGCTTTTAAATCTTTATCAGCAACAAATTTATCCAGTATCCCAGATACTGGACCTATTAAGTTGGTTAGTAAATCACTCATCGAATTATTTCTTTTTCTTTAATGCTACAAGTTTTACGTAGTCGTAAACTTGTTTTAGCTTTTTGTCTTTAGGCACAGGTAGTGCATAAACAATAACTGATGAGAGACCAATTATTATAAAGACAAAACAAATAATGTTAAATATTAAATCAAACATAATTACTCCTTATTTTTTATATTTTACTTTCTTACCTTTTTTCTTAGCATAGGCTTTTGCTTTAGCCATGCCAGACTTAGAATATGAGAATTTTTTACTTCCTACTTTTGGCATAATTATTTCTTTTTCATTTGTTTAGCAATCCACATATTTTTTACCAAAGATGTTTTCTTGCCGAATTTTTTATCAGCAGCTTCTTTTGCTGCTGCATAACCTTTTTTCCCTTTTATCTTGGTTTTTTTACCCTTGTACTTTTTATCCCATACATTCATGTTACTAACCTAATGGATTTGCTAGAGCATCCATTCCTTTCCAAATATCATCAACTTCTCGTTGATGTAATTTAATTTTATTTTCTAGCTCTTTTATTCTACTTTCATACGATTCAACAAGCAATTTGTTCTCTTTGGCGACCACATCAATATCTTTGAACTGGTCTTTAAGATCCATTAAATCTTTTTGGGCTTCCATGATGAGAGATAAGTTAGTGCCTAGCTCGGCTAATTTGCCCTGTAACGAACTAATATCGTTGTCGGCAATAGATTGTTCAACTGAAGATAAACGTGCTTCTAGGTCGCTAATATTTGTCCCATACGAACTGTTGCTGTTGGCTAGTGCATCAATAACATTGATACGATTGTAAAAATCGCTGACATACCACACGCCACCAGCAAGGCCCGAGATAATAGGTAAAAAGATCGCAATATAAATGCCTTTAAATGTGAATTTTCCAATTTTAAGCTCTAAATCATTCATTACATTGGCTGAAGTCATAACCACAGACTATTGGTGATGTGGTGTAAAATTCATTCTGTTGACCTGCTGCGTAGTATTCGTCAGCTGACTTGTAGTATTGTGACAAGTCAACCATAACTGAGACACTTTCCCAGCCAACAGTCAACATACCAACCGATGCGTCAAAAGCAATCGCTGCGTCTAAGAAACTGTTTCTGTACTCATTAGCAGTTGCTTGAAATTCGTTCATATATTCATCGTTGGATAATACAGCAGTAAAGGATGCGTATTGATTACCATACTCTTCGATATCAGTAATGGCTTGGTTATAGTCAGCCACTTCTTGTTCAGTAATGTAAACATCGTTGTCTTGAATAAAGTCTTGTAAAGCTTCTTGGTCAGCAATGTCACCAGTTTCTTGAGCGTTCTCGGCTTGGTCGTTAACTTCAATAACAGTCACAATGGCTAGGGTTGCTTCAACGAAATCACTAACAGCTTCTTCCATATTCTCTTGCGCTGCTTGTTGGTTGTCTTGGATAAAATCTTCGGCTGAATAAAAGGTCGCATTTTCAACATTGGCGAGGGCTGCATTGTAAGCATCCATATTGTCAAAGGTAATGTAACCAGCTTGTAAGACACCTTCGGGTGCTATGTAACCAGAAGGTGCGTAGGTCATAAAACCACCAATACCTTGAATAGCAATGTCAATGTTGGTTCTAAGAATCCCAGACTGTTTAACTAAATCGTCAACCGCCTGATTTGAGTGAGCTTCTGAAGCGCTCAGAAATGCTAAGAGTGGTAGTAGTAGTTTCTTCATCAATATCTCCGTTGATACTCAGTATTGTATTATAAAATTGTTGCTTTTCATTATACCGCTTGTCACTTTCCCATATTATTTGTGGGTGGCAATCAATAATTACTTCTGTGTCAGTATAACGCAGACATTTTAAGGCTGGTTTACGGCCTTGTCTGACCTTACCATAGTTGGGGATATAGAGTTCTGGGTTTTGTTTGATCGCTAAATAAGCTGCTCGACCTGCAATCAATTTAGAATTAACCAAGATTGGACAAGGTGTGCCACTAATAAACATGGCTTCCCACACATTATTGTCTTGGCACATGAGAGCAATACTAGCCACTTTCATATTAAGGTCGGATAGCACCTTAGCATCTCTTCGTCTGTTGCAGTTTTCGTCTTGGCGATAAGCACCAGTTGAGACACCTAAACCAAATGATTGCACACCACCATTGGCAGACATCAAACATGAATCCATACCATTAGACATCAAGCTAGGTGAGATAGCTGAACCCACAGGCATAGAACCAGGAGAAGAACCAGCTCCACTATAGTTGTTAGTAGTCGCTGTTGTGTTGTTGTGAGAGCTGACTGTGGAGTTGTTGTTGTTGGTCCCAAAGTTGTCGGCTGATTGGTTGTTACCATTAGCATCTTCTTGCGCATGGACATACAAACTAAAACACAATGACAATAAAACGATGGACACCCATCTTGGCCTTCTTCTCGTTACCATTTTTTACAAGACCAATACCTAGCTGACAATTTATCTTTAGCGGTATCGCACTTGTGTCTAGCTCGGAAAGATTTTCTACGAGCTGGGATATTCTTTTTGATGGTCATGTTGGGATCACCAAAACGAACTAATCTGACTTTATCACCTTGTTTGGCAAGGACCGCAAACTTTTTACTTTTACCTGGTGTTCTTTTGGGTTTGTTGTAACCACTAAACCGCTCACCTCTGTATGTAATAGCCATTAATGTATTATATCCTCACTTAAGACAAATATCTCCGAATCCTTGGAGATCAAATGCAAAAACGTTTCTCTAATTATTTGTTCAGCTTCGGCTCGTGATTGCGCTTTGATGGTTTTGGTTTGGTAAACATACTCACCATCGACAATCTCTAAATTATATATTTTGGTTAGGTTGTCCTGCTGGTGCATTAGTAAATAATCCTTGCGCTTGTGATTTTTGCGTTTGCCTAATCATTTCTCTATCACGTTCCATGATAGCATTAATCTCAGCAATATTTACTTGAGCGCCAAACTTAGCTTGCAACTCAGCCATCTTAACTCGTAGATTGGCTTCTTCGATATCACGTTGTCGGTCATCGTCCATGATGATTTTCATTCTATCGGTTTCAGCATCTATGATGGCTTTCTGAGCTTGGACTTGAGCTTTTTGGGCTTCAGCCTGAGCTAGTAAAGCTGCTGGGTCTGGTTTCTCTTCTTGTGGTTGTGGTGGCATTGGCGGTACTTGGGTGTTAATAAAGTTATTAACATCTTTGAACCCAGCCATCTCGACAATCTTACTAATGGTGTTGGAGTATTGTTGGAGTGACACCAATGGATTGTTTGGTCCTAGCTGTGACAAGATTTGTTCTTGTTTTTGTGAGAGAGCTTGCAGAATAGCAATCTTTTCCTCATCACTAGATTTAGAAATCGCCACATTAACAATAATATCTTTGTCGCTGTCCCAATATCTTGGGTCAACTGGCACGAACTCATTGTTTAGTCTAAAAATGTCTTGCGCATCTTGGTGTTTAACAATCAAATTATTGACCAATCTAAAGAGTTGTTTCATGCCACCTTCGGCAAAGTGACGACAAATCAGCTCGATTCTGCCTTGAGCGCCACTCATGGTGGCGGACACGGCTGCTTTGGTGGATGATTGTAAAGCGTCAGCGTTCAAACCCGCACTAGCTTTTGACACACCAGTTCTATTCTCTTTAGCTTCGTCAAGATAACCCAAAACTGGGAAAGCTTCTTTACCAACGAACGGGACAGCGAATGGTTGCACCATACCTGGCGCTCGCATTCTGATTGGTTGACCAATATCGGTATTTAGCACATCGTCAATATTGACTTGTCCTTCAACAATTCCCATACGTGGGAAGATGGCGTGTCCAAGCGAATCAAGGGTGTCTCGCATGATCTGCGACTTTGCTGCTTGAATGGGTTTTAAGTAATCCGCTGGACACGACCCGATAGCTGTGTGTGGTTCTGGATCTGGACAGAATTGAATGATGGGTAAATCGTCCCAAGGTTCGACATTAGCAATATGCAAAGCATTACCAAAGGTACAAACTCTAACGAGTTCATCAATACCATCACCGTCCAAATCGTAATGACAGAAGTGTTCAATGTATAAAACGTCTTTATCTTCTGACGTGTCTGGGTAAACCGCATTATCGAATGGGTTACGAGCTTCTTGTTCTTCAAATGAATGTGGGTCTAATAAGGCACCGCCTTGACCAGCGAACTGCTCAACTTCTTCAATGTCGTAGCCCATAGCGACCAATTCACTCACAGTCTTGAGCATACGATGAGCAATATAAGACGAATCATCGAGTGAGCGAGCGTGGCGAGCAATCAAAACTTCTTCTGGTGGAATGGATTCTATGCAGACTTGGCTTTTTGACTTTACTCGTCTAATTTTTAGGTCATAAGAAACTGGTATTTCTTGGGTCACTTCTTCGCCTGAGAGTGGGTCGATTTGGGTAATAGTCTCTTTTTGCGCCACTTCTTCTAAGATTTCTACGTCTTTATCTAAGACGAGCGCTTGATAAGCTTGGGGTGTTAGATTGCTGTATTCGTGCGTGGAGGTGGAAATACTATCGTCCCAAAACGCCTTAACAAAACCTGACTTACGCACGAGGGCATCTTTAAAGGCATCGTACAAAACTTTAAAACCAGGATTCTTTTCTTGAATCACATAGTTGACATAGTCAGTTTGTTGTTGCGCTATTGGAATATCTTCAACATTTTTAGGCACGAACTCAACCACTTTGTTGGCACCAAAGAAAGTACGCATGACACTTGGGAGCATAAACAACACAGTATCTCGAACGTCTGTGGAGACGTAATAAGATTGCACCGAGCTGGTTGGCTCTGGTTCGTTACCTAAATAATATTCGGTTGATTCTGCTCGTTCCTCACCGACTTGGTGAATGTAGTCCTCAGCATCGTCCATTGCGTTTTTGAGGTATGCGCTGAGATCGTCAAAGTTCTGTTCTTCAACTTCGACTTCGTATTTCTTATCTTGTTCTGCCATAAATTTAACTATTTAACTATTTAACATTTTTAGCAATTTTTTAATTTCTTGCTCTGATAGTTGTCCTGAACCTACAAATTTTTTTTTGTTGCTCATAGATTTTGTTTTGTTTAATAAATCATCAAACTTTGTACCAGCTTTTTCAACATTTAACTTTTTGTACTTTTTGCCCATCATTTTTATTTGCTCCTTATCCCACTCTTATTATGCGTGATTTTAGTGGTTGTCTGAAATTATAACCTAAATAACTCATACTGCCACTAGCACCTGCTGCATTTGATGCCATAGTGAGGGCTAAAGCATCGGCACGGTCTGGTGACTTGACACCACGTTTACGCATTTCTTCTTTACTTTCTAACTTTATTTTACCAGATGAAGTATATTTGTAACTAGGCGCAGCCAGTTCGGAACACAGTTCATCATCTTCAGGCAGCCGACAGTCACGCTGCGCCAACCAATCTTTAATAGCAAACCAGAGTTCCGCCCGCAAGTTCAAATAATTTTTTTTGGTACTTGGCGCTTCGGCTACGTTCACCCCACGCACGGGCAGATTCAATTCGCGCAGTCGGTCCACGACCCCAGAACCAATACCAATAACATCGACCAAAATTTCTTGGGGTTGTTCCATAACGGTGGCATCGTCAAATCTATTCTTAATGGCACCACAAAGTTGCATGAGGTCCATCGAATGGAACGTCTGCACCTCAAAAACCGTATTACCTTGACGCACGCACAAAGCCGAATTATCGCCACCAAAGCGAGCGACATCCAAACCCCAGACAATCGGCTCACTTGAAGTGAGCGCCACATCACGACCCATAGCTGACTTAATCAACTCCATAGGGATAACGGTATCATCGTCCATCTTGGGAAACTCACCCAAAACTTCAACACGAGCCACGGTAGAATCTTCACCGTATTGCTCTAGCATCCGATTGAACAAAGCAGTATCTGTGCCTTCGACCGTGCGGGAATCTATTTGCTCGGTTTCCCAGTAAGGTTTCTTAGCGTGGAAACAATCGTAGAAGGGTCCTGTGTTACGTCTCGGGTTAGAGAAACAGAACCAATATCTATCGGCTGTGGGTTCAGAAAAGAAACCCTCTGAAACTGAGTAGATGTTAGCGGGAATACCTGAAGCTTCGTCCATGATAAGACAGACACCGTAGGATGAGTGGATACCAGCAAAAGCATCGGGGTTTTCTTCACTCCAGAGTTGGGCTTGAGCGTAGTAGTAACCTGTGTCGATTTTGAGGTCACGCACGAGCGCTTCTTCAAACCAAGGCGCTGGTTTTATCGTAGTAGCGGTTTTGCTAAACCAATGAGAATTAAGTGCGAGCGTGAGCCATTTACCAAGTTCAGCCCACGTACGGGAACGAAGCTGTTGTTCTGTGTTCGCTGTGACAATAATGGTAGAACCAAGTCTGGTTGATAACATCCAGAGGATTAACCATGAGACTAAAGCTGATTTACCAATACCACGACCAGAAGCCACAGCTAGTCTAAACATCTCTGGGTCTGCTTTGCCGTTGTTCCTTTGTATTTGTGTTGTAATTTTTCGCAAAATTTTTTCTTGCCACTTCCTTGGTCCTGAGAAATGCTCGAGGGGGGTGTCCTTTTGTCCCCAAGGGAACACGAATTTAACAAAGTTGAGTGGATCGTTTTTAACATTGAGTGACCAGATGTTGGTCATTAGTTCTTTTTCTTGTTCTACTGGATATTTCATAAAAAATTATTTCGTATGTATATATATATGTACCGCCATAGTAGGTGCTAACGGGGGGGTATCTCTAAAGAGACGGCGTAACCCGTTAGCTGTTGCGATAAAAAGGGAGAGAGAAAGCAACATATATACGCCTAGCTATTCCTTGTCCTGTTCCTTTTCTAGGAACTGCACCGTTTCATTACTAATTTCTACGCTTTGACCCTCTATTATTCGATCTTGAGCGTTAACAAGTAAATCTTTTATATTAAAATTATGGTTAACTTCTAGTTTTTTATCATTCCAATTATCTGGATCTCTACATTTAAGAAAGAAAATAGCACTTGTTTCCTTGCCGTCCATGGCATTTTGATAAACTTTGTTTGCAACATTCTGTATTGCTTTATATCTTCCTTTTTTTATAGCGTGTGCAAATTGTTCATTTCTTTTCTTTTCTCTAGTTATAGTTGATATATTCACGCCTAACAATGTGGCAATTTGTGTCTCTGATAAACCATCACCGGACCACCTAGAAATTTGCTCATAGTCAGTTTCTGTTAAATGTGATAAGGCGAGTTTTCTTCCTGGCTTCCCTTTTGGCTTCTCTTCCATTCCCTTATTTTATAGGCTTTTTACATTATGGCACTAAAAAACACTAATTATTTTTATATAAAGTGTTGACTTGTGTATAATTGTGTATATTATAGTAGTTGTAGCTGAATGATTCAGTTACATTTTAAAGGG